AGAAGATTGCAGTATGAAACAGAGAAAAGATCTCAGGAAGTTCCTCCAGTAAGATCACCAGAACAACCAGAAGCACCTAAACCACCAGAAGCAAAGACACCTGATGTTCCTAAAACACCAAATCAAGGTATTGATTGTCCGACAGAAGCACAAGGACTTAAAGAACCTGTTGGATTTATAAAAGGTGATCAGAAAGTTACGGAATATCGATTAGTTGGTATGGAGTGTATTCAGGTCACAGAAGATATTGGTGTGACTGCACAAATCATAGGAAATATTCCATCAGCAGGTGCGGTGACTGCTACTGCTTCGATTGCTGTTGTGGCAACGTCTTCGGCAATATTTGCAAAACCTCTTGCTGATCTTTTGTTAAGAGTGGTGAAACCGGCTGTGAAGAAGGCGCTGACAAAGGTCCAGTCCTTATTGGGAAAGAAACCCCGGAGATTGTCCCGTCAAGAGGTGCTTGCGAATCAGTACCGGGAGAAGCGGGGTTTGCCTGTCTTAAAGGAACCGAAGAAGAAGGGATAGGGTGCCTATGTTGTGGAATAGTATTCACATTTTGTACTACTACATCAGCACAGATGGCATAATAGGGACTTCTTCTATGAAAGCGAATTCCAGCCTTCATTAATTCTCCACAATTCTTGAGACGAGCAATTTCAAAGTCTAATCTTTTGTTAGCAACCGTTTGTTTCATTAATGCAGTTTGAGTGTCTGCTGCTGCTTTACAACGTTCCTGTAATCCACCATCAAGTGGAAAAGACATAGTTGCTGATAGACCAATATTAGTGCTTAAATTATCTTTCTGTCCTGTTCTTACTGGTTTATCCCAGACCACCTTTCCTGGTCGATCTGGAATTCCGTCTGGTTGAATATCTTCAATGACGATTGTCATATCAGCACCATCTTCAAACCATCTATCTGGTATGCCATCTTCATTAACATCATAAAGAGGATCATTAGGATCGGTTCTGACCCTATCGTCATACCACTCTTCCCAGGGATAGTTTTTAACTTGTTGTTGTATTTCTACTTTTTGACCTTTTACATCTCTACCATCATATTGAGGTTCATAGTAAATACCTTCATATGGGTCTTGATAACTTCTACTATGAGTAACAAATGGAGTTATATTAAGAGTTGGACCTTGACAGGAAATTCCACCGCCATATGTGTTAGTTATATACGGACCTTGTAAAACCTGAATAGCTTGGTTCGTAACTGAGCCAGAGCTATTTGCGATGGGGTTTGCTGTTGCTGATACACCACCAACGTTCGCTCTCACTGGTGACGCTATTAGCAGCGCAATTACTGGGTAAAGACACTTGTAGTATCTGTTACGCTTGTAACTTCTGTTACTCTTTGAATAATTGTTTGGTTTGACATTCCTGGACCCGAATACGTTTGAGTGAACTGAAACGCTTCGTTCGGATTCGTTATTACAAAGTTCGCTGTTCCTAGATTTGCTGAGGTGTTGGTTGTTGAAACCTGTCCCTCCATTCCTCCGAGTGGATTCACCATCACCGAGTTTGTCACATTCGATGGATTTAATGCTTCTCCACCATTGTTCACGTTTGTGCCAGTTACTGAGTATTGCCATCCTGTATTATAATCAATAGAATTAATAGTTTCAGTCACCTTCGATGTTGTCTCTGTGTGGCTCGTCATTGAGCCCTGGGTGAAGTTCGGAACCACCGGGACCGCCTGGGCAGGTGCAAGTATGGCACTTGCACCCACCACACTTAGGACAGACCAAAGTATTGTCTTTCCAAAAGTCATAACGACCTCCGTTATCAGTCAATAACTGTGACCTCAGAGACGAATTGTCCGGTAGCAGATGTTCCGGCTCCGCCAGCTGTCACCGTAAGAATACCCGCAGAGGTTACAGTACCTGCTAAAGTATCTTTTGCTCCAGCTGCGTATGAAGTTACGCTTGAGAAGTTAGGTGTTGCACCTAAAGCTGCTGCAGCAGTTGGAACCGCATCAGCCTGAGTGTATGATTGACTGAAGGAGAATGCCGCTCCAGCAGTGTCTTGAGTAGCAGCAATTGTTCCAGGACTATAGACACCTGAGGTGATAGTTCCGGCAGAAACAGTTCCTGCAGTGGATCCATCAGTAGTATCTATATTAGATCCTGAAATACTAAATGAGGATCCAATTCTTGTGGAGGTTGCTCTCGCCGCATCAACAGTTAATTGAACACTTGAGGTGTGCTTGGTTACAAGACCACCCGCATTTGCTGCTCCACCACCGGCTGTTAACAGTAGCATACTTAAAGCAATAAAAGCTTTTTTCATACTCCGTGCTATGATTGTATGGCTCTATTTAGTAACTACACTCTGTATCAGTATGTACGATCATGTTATAGATAAAAACATATTTCCAAGTTTTGTGTCCTCATGTATCCCACAGATTGATATGATGGCACAATTAGCGGAAGTATATGATATTAAGAATTGTTACGATAGTGCTAAGTTATCTAACGAAGGTGGATATCATTCGCCAATATTTGTAGACTCTAAGTTTTTAAAACTTAAGGACACCGTAGTAGAATTTTCTAATGATCTTCTTTATAAAAAAGGTCTTGGATTAGAAGTTCATCGCATGGAATATTGGTGTAATATCAATAAGTCTTATAACTATAATGTAATGCACTCTCACGGTCGAGCAGACCTTATTGGTATCTATTATATTCAACTTCCTCCGAGTTCTGGCAATCTGGTTGTCATGAGGAATGATGGATCTCAATATTGCAGTCTTTACGAAAATAGGGCAGACATGCTAGAATATATTATGGAACCTGAAGTAGGTCGATTGTACGTCCTTCCGGGGCATCTCTGGCACTATGTTACTGGTAGTGATAGTGTTAGGGATAGAGTTTCAGTTTCATTCAACATCTACACATGATTAAAAAATTTAAGTCGCTAATAGAAAAAGCAATCGCCAAATCAATAGAGAATGATATTCAGTGCTCTATCGATGAGAATGTAATTAACTGTAAAGATCTGAAAGAAGATTATAATGAAGGCGAGGCATTTAAAAATGATGCTATAAACTATTATACTGGAGCTCCAGCTCCCGTGTATTTGGAAGATGATCCTTGGTTTGGACCTGCTCCTGAGCGTTCAGAAAAACAACTGGATTATATGGAGCAAGAAACTATCATCAAGCAACAGCAAGCGCAGGAAGATGGTAGGGAATATAATGGAGAACCTTGTAGCATTCATCAATTAATGTATGAGATGGCAACCTCAAATTGGAATACGGTTGATGAAACTAAAGAAGCAATTGGTGGTTCCGAAAACTTCCATGAAGGTCCAGGTGGTTGGAAGTCTGGTAATGGAATGAATTAATTTACTCATTGACACCATATCCCACATAAAGTATAATATGTGGGTTCTCATGACTCGTTAGCTCAGTTGGATAGAGCAACTGCCTTCTAAGCAGTCGGTCGTAGGTTCGAATCCTACACGAGTCGTTTGTCTTCTTATTATGAAACCAGTTGAAATCTTACTTCTATTATCTGAATTGGAAGGAAGTTCTACTCACTTAAAATATCTTGGTTTTGATGAAGACAAAAAAATTCTTGATGAGATGAAAAAGAAGTACTATAAGTTGTATTTCAAACTCAAGAGAGAAGAAAATACGCCTCCGTAGCTCAGTGGTAGAGCAGGGCTTTTGTAAAGCTCAGGTCGCAAGTTCAAATCTTGTCAGAGGCTTGACAATCTAAAGTGATTGTTATATTATGGTCTCATCCGTGTGAAGGATGTGCCTGGGAGATCTTCTCCCACCACTTGCGGGTGTAGTTCAGTGGTAGAACGTCAGCCTTCCAAGCTGAATGTCGTCGGTTCGAACCCGATCACCCGCTTTCTGGTTACGGTTAACCAGAATTTATACCTACTATAAATACTTGACCTTTTGTAATATTAATTACATAGGTATATTTACAAGGACATGTCGAGTCCTTTCCATCTGTGGTAATCATCCACAATACATAAGAGGTTTTTAAAAAAATGATTAAATCTGTATTCGCAGCCACTGCTGCTCTGTCTATGTCCGCAGGCGCTGCCCTTGCAGGTCCCTACGTCAACGTGGAATCGAATGCTTCCTGGGCGGGAGACGATTACGTTGGTGCAATTACTGATATTCACGTCGGTTTTGGTGGCGATCTTGGCGAAGACGCATCTTGGTACGTTCAGGGAGGACCTGCGATCCTTGCCCTTGACGGCGCTGAGAACGAGACCCGTTACTCTGGCAAGGTTGGTGTTGCTGCTGATCTGACTGATAGTCTTGGTGTTTATGGTGAACTTTCCGCAGTCACTGCTACCGATTCTTTTGAAATGGATGATCTGGGTGTTGGCGGCAAACTGGGAGCAACTTTCTCCTTCTGATAGTTCATGCCGTAACACAAATTACGATATCCTAACGACCTCCCTAACGGGAGGTTTTTTTATGGTTAAATTTAAATTAAGTGCTAATATATACCAAGGTTTATCTAACAAAAAAGATGAAACTCAAAGAATTTTTTATTGCTACATTGACTGCACCTGTTCTTATTGCTTGTGGTGCTGAGGAAAAGAAAGATACATTCAAACTGAATGCAGCAGGTGCGACTTTCCCTGCTCCTTTGTATAATTCCTGGTTCGCATCCTTTAATAAAGAGACTGGAAATCAAGTGAACTATCAAGCAGTTGGTAGTGGTGCTGGTGTTCGTCAGTATACTGCTAAGACTGTTGACTTTGGTGCCAGCGATGGTGCTGTGAGTGATGCTAAGCAGAAACTGCCCATGGTTCATATTCCTATGACTGGCGGCGCTATCGTCCCTGCTTACAATCTACCTGGTTGTGATGCCAAGATGACGCAGACTCAACTTGCTGATGTCTTCCTTGGTAAGATTACAAACTGGAGCACCTTCGGTTGTGCTGATAAGCAGATCGTCACCGTGTGGCGTTCCGATGGTTCTGGCACCACCAAAGGATTCACCAACTCCCTGTCTGCCTTCTCTCCTGAGTGGAAAGCAAAGGTCGGCACTGGTAAGTCTGTGAAGTGGCCTGTTGGTGTTGGTGGTAAAGGTAACGCTGGTGTTGCTGGTACTATCAAGAACACTCAAGGTGCTATCGGTTATCTGAACTATGGTTACTTGAACGGTGGTAAGTTTCAACAGGTTGCTCTACAAAACAAGGCAGGCAACTTTGTGAAAGCAAACAGTGAAACCTCCGCTGCTGGACTTGCCAAGATCGTTCTAGACGATAAACTTCGTGGGGAAGATCCTAACCCTGTGGGTGCGAATGCTTATCCAATCGTATCTCTGACTTGGATTCTTGCTTATCCTGACTCTAGACCTGGAGTTAAGGAAACTCTTCGTTATATGCTGAGCGAAAAGTCGCAGGTGGTTTCAGATTCTTTGGGATATGTACCTCTTCCAGAGGATCTTCGGCAGAAATCTCTTGCTGCCGTTGACACAATTAAGTAAATATTGTATAGTTGGGGATCATTTGATCCCCTTTTTTATGAAAAAGAAAGTTCAAAAAATGTTAGAATGGTTCTATCAAGAATCTGATAGGGGTGAACAGAACATAGCAGAGTCTAAAAATCTTTATGATCTTGTGGAGAGACTTCAATATCGTTTGGAAGATATGGAAAACGAGCATATGCAGTTAACTTGCGAAATTGCTAGATTACAAGGTAAGCTAGATACCTTTGAATCTAGATTAGATAATGAAGATTAATCTTTGGTATTCAAAAAGCATGGAACAGTGGCGCTGGACTCTTTCCGAAGAATTCAAAAACGGTGTCACTAAAACGGAACAACATTCAGGTCAACAACCAATGTTGCGTGATGCTATGAATGATGTTGCCAATACGGTGGAATATATGTTAGAATACAAGCAATAGCAAGAATAGCTCAGCGGTAGAGCATCTCGTTTACACCGAGGCGGTCGGGGGTTCGATTCCCTCTTCTTGCATATAAATAAATGTGGAAACATTTTTGTGAAAGAAGTACACATTATAAAAATGGACACTATAAGAATAAGGTGCCGTTCCTGTGGAAAGGAATTAGTAGGTCACCCTAGTAAAGCATTTTCATGTGGTTGCCCTAATATGACCACAATTAGAGGAGATAAAATATCTGCTGTTGATTTATCCCAAGTTGTTATGTTAAATTCTCTTTCAAACAAAAAAGAGAATGTTTTATCTTCTGAAGATCTTGCTTTTCAGGAAAGTAGAAGACAACGTAAGATACGTAAAATGGATTTTGAGATAAGATAAATTTTATATTTTTTTAATGTCTGTAAGTAAATCCTAACATTATAGTCAAATTAGAAATACTTACTATAATAGCTAGTATGTATTTCAAACTAAAAACATATGGACAAAACATCCTTTGAGAATTGGGTGAGAGTCAAAGAAGCTTTAGAAGAATCAGGAAATACAGACAATTTCTACTATAGGAGAGCTTGTGCTATAGTATCGGGAGTACCCGATCCAATGGATAATCTGCCTAATGTCGCACAGGATGGATCAAATTAAACCGTCACATTATGTCACTCGTGAAGAGTGTCAAGAGATGATTGATGATGCAATACGAAAACATAATCGTAACGCTGGAATCATCAGTATGTTTGTTGGTTTCTTTATTCTTGGACTCTTTAGTGAGGGTCTGTTGAGACTTATTGGCGTTATTCCACCAGTAGTGCCATGGCTTCATCCACATTTATAAATTGGTCAGGAGTAGTTTTACTATTCCTATTTGGTGTAACAATGATTATACAGGGTCATTTTATCTATCATCAAAAACATGGATACTCCCGAAAAGAAACCGAAAACCCCGAAGCAAGGGACCGAGTTAGACGTCAAATCGAAAAGGCGCTTAGAGATAGAAAGGATGATTCATCCACACGATGATGAACCTGATCCTACTGCCTACATGGGGAATTATAACTTCCCACAAATGTTGTTTGCTTTTTGTCTTGGATTTGTTACTATGTTTGTTCTATCAGTGAATGAGATTAATGAATTTAAAGGATGTCCATTACCATCATACTTTCAAGAAACTCCTAAATGAACGCTGACGAAAAGAGAGAGTTCTATAAAGGACTTAGGGAACGAATTAAGCAACTTAGAATGGAACATTTGTTTGAAGAACCATGCTTCATGTATGAACCTGAATGGGATGATGATGATGAAGAACCTGATATCTTTATAGGTCAAAATATATGAAATCTATTAATACGTTCACATTAAACATCACAGTTGCTATCTTAGACTTCCTGTATCAAGGTCGTCACTTTCAGAGATTCTGGGTTCTTGAGGAGATAGCACGAGCACCATACTTTGCTTTTTTAAGTGTGCTTCACTTGCGTGAATCGTTAGGTTTGCGTGGGCAGTGGCATATTTATTTGATGAAACAGCACTTTGAGCAATCGGTCAATGAAACAGAACATCTGGAAATCATGGAATCTAGGGGCGGTAATGCTTATTGGATTGATCGCTTTCTTGCCAGACACCTCGTACTTATCTATTATTGGATCAACGTGGTTTATTATTGGTTATCTCCTCGCGCTGCTTACCATCTCTCCTACGAAATAGAAATCCATGCTATGGAAACGTATGGTAAGTATCTGTCAGAGGTTGATGGATCTGATATAGATATATGCAGTGTGATGAATGATGAAATGCATCACGCACAAGAATTATACGAAGCGATGAGGATTATTGATCCTGATCGTTTAACTGTAAGAGAAAAAGATCGCAAACCATTTCCACCAGATGTAAGTGATTTGGATTCAGTAACATTAGTATCATCAGTAGAACAAAAATGAAAGTAGGATTGATTGGTCTTGGTCGCATGGGCGAGGGTATGTCTCGTCGCATGATGAAAGAAGGCATTGAAGTTTGGGGTTACAGGAGGAACTATGAAAAAGCTCAAGAAGCGTATAAAGCAGGTTATGTCAGTGGAATTGCCTCTTCTCTGGAAAGCCTTGTTCAAGTAGTACACAATCAAGAAGGATTGGTTGGTAAAGCACCAGGAATTTTTCAACTTGTTATACCCGCAGAATTAGTAGAGGAAACACTTAATGAGTTACTACAGTTTTGTGGTGAGGGAGATATTATTATTGATCACGGCAATAGTAATTTTAAGGACTCTCGCAGAAGGGCAGAAAGGTTATCTAAACTTGGCATCTCGTATCTTGACTGCGGTACTAGTGGTGGTGTTTACGGTCTGGAGCGTGGATACTGTCTTATGGTTGGTGGTACAGATACTGCAGTATCCGTTTGTTCTCCAATCTTTCGCGCACTCGCACCAGGTATTGCCTCTGCACCCC